AGTGCATTATGTCATATGCACCACATGATGTAGCGCATTTGCAAGTGTCACATGGCATATGATGCACGGATGCCACACATCAGGCCGGGCTGGGCATGGGCCACCCCCCGGTCCCCCGATACGTGTATACGTAGAAATACACAGATTAGGAAAAATCACTGTTAACCAGTACGGCAAGTGACAATAATATGTGACCTATTAGACACACTTATATATTTTTTTAGTATTTTTTGTATTTTTTAGTTGACAGGGGTTGACGATATGTGTATAACTATGTACATATAATAGATCACTTAAAGTGATACACTTAAAACTCCCTTAAATAAAACTTAAAAAAATTCTAAGATATAACACTTAGATGTACACTTATAGTGAGGCACTTAAATGGACATTAATTCTATTTCATTAATAGATATACTAATACGTGTATGGCCTATATTGCTAGGCATAATAACTTTAATTATCGTGTTAGCTAAAATGCATGGTGATATTGTCGTACTAAAAGAGAAAGTAAAGAGTTTATTTGATCTGTGGAACTCTAGATCTAATTAAATGTTAGTTAGAGAACCAGTATTGTTACATGTTTATTATTATTTGCCTGACTATAATAACTTAGTGCAGGAGTTTACGTGGGGTACTATAGATGTAATACCAGAGTATCCACGTATAAATAGATTTCTTAAATACTGGCACAATAATATTGATGCTGTAATTGCCAGTATAGAATTAGATCCGTATAAGGAGCATATAGATGGACTTCAAGAATATACAATCACGTATAAGTAGTTGCTTACGATCTGTAGGTGATAGGTTATCTGTGATGTTAATGGACAGAGATCTTATGAGATTGACAATAGCTGTGCTGGTGATATTAGGTTTTCTAGCATTAGCTCTATCATTTGGAAAGATGACTTTGTAAGAATGCGTAAAGATAATATTCTAACAGAGTTTTATGAAGCACTAAAGAATAAAACATTTAGAAACTTACATATACCACACAGTGATGTATTCTTTGTACGTGCTGCACTAGAGGATGCAACAGGGGTAAGATATAGTTTAGCACATGTAGAAAAGAGTATGATGCTTGAAGGATGGAAAGATGGCTAGGAAAGCTGTTAAGTTTACAAAGAAAGATAAGAGTCCTACTGGAGGTTTGTCGGCAGCAGGTAGGGCAAAAGCTAAACGTGCAGGACATAATCTAAAAGCACCTGTAACTGGCAAAGTTAAAAAAGGATCAAAGGCTGCTAATAGGCGTAAGTCATTCTGTGCTAGAATGGGTGGTATGAAAAAGAAACTCACTAGTGCAAAAACTAAAAATGATCCAAACTCAAGGATCAATAAAGCTCTAAGGAAGTGGAAATGTTAAAATGAAAAGTTATGGAAAAACTAAAATGGCATATGGTGGTATGGCAAATATGAAAAAGCATATGTACGCTGCTGGTGGACAAGTAACAGATAAGATGAAAGGTTTAAAAAAGTTAGCAGAAAAAAGGCCTGACGTAGTTAGAAAAATGGGATTCAATGTCTAAACCTGATCCTAAAAAGGGTACAGGTAAAAAACCAAAGGGTAGTGGACGTAGACTGTACACAGATGAAAATCCCAAGGACACGGTAAGCATAAAGTTTGCTACACCTGCTGACGCTAGGAAAACAGTAGCAAAAGTAAAGAAACTAAAAAAATCATTTGCACGTAAGATACAAATCTTGACAGTTATGGAGCAACGTGCTAAAGTGATGGGAAAGAATGAGGTTGTTGCTATAGCGAAAAAAGCGAAGGAGCAACTTAGATCGGCAAACAAAAAAAGGAGAACATAACCATGCCTATGCACAAAAAGAAGACAAAGAAAATGGCTAAAGGAGGAGCCACCAAAATGAGATATGGTGGTATGAAAACTAAAAAAATGTCCAGAGGTGGAGCTACCAGACGTAGGTAATGCCCAATCTAATTAGTAACGTACCCCACTTTAATTGTTGGGTTAGAAGAGAGTTTACTAGTAACCATCAAAATTATCACGGTGACTTTCTTCATGCGATTGCATTCGCAGTAAATACAATACCAGATAGATCACTTAGCTTTCATATTGTATTTACAGGATGTGAAATAGATAGGGAAGATGGACCTACAGAAAACGTGCATGGTGGAGCAATGTGGGCTAGGATGCCAATACAAGCATTGGTAGCTGACATACCTCTAGAAGATTGGCCTGAACCTATGGAAGACCACTTGTGTCAGCCTTGGGATTGTGAATCACGTGATCATAGCACAGTCGTATTAGACAGAGTAAGTTCATCACCTTGGTTATGTAAAATAGGAGGTGATTTCTACACAGGTAAATATTTATTTACCGTGGACTATACAGGTAATGATATTGCAGATGATCCTGCACAGCATAAGCAATCACACGTAATATATTTAACAGATGCTGGTAGCTGGACAGGCAACTTTGTAGCATTACCTAATAATAGGGTCAGGGCTACGAGTCCTGCTTTATGGCGCACTGGAGAGGGTGCACCAGACTTTACACCCTCACAGTGGTCACATTCAGCAGAAGGACATGAGTCTTACTTAGACCCATCTGTAACTTTTAACAATCTGTATTCAAATGGCAAAACAAACAAAAGCAAAAAGAGTAGTAAAAAAAGTAGCAAGTAAGTTAGCAAAAGCTAGTGCTGCACATAAGAAGCAGTCTAAGCAACTTAGTGCGCTTAAACTAAAAGCAGGTGGAAGCACTGTAAACAAATCAGGTAACTACACTCAGCCCGGTATGCGTAAAAGATTATTTAATAGTATTAAGGCTAGTGGAAAAGGCGGTGCTCCGGGTCAGTGGTCAGCGAGAAAAGCTCAAATGTTAGCAAAGCAATATAAAGCAAAAGGTGGTGGCTATAAGAGTTAATGGTCACATGGGTTACTACAGACGTTATTATGAGGGTAGAACTTACGCTATGGCTAGATCTGTTTTAGATTCAAGAGGTGGATGTGGACAGGAGAGTATTTGGATGATGGAAGATAATACATGTAAATGTGACAGTTGTGTAGAATGTAATTGTGATCCTAGCGTTTGCAAATGCGACTGTCATTGTAAAGAAGAATCTAATGGCGAAGACTAAACGACAGGAAAGCCTATCAGCTTGGGGTAGACAGAAGTGGCGAACTAAATCAGGTAAGCCATCTACACAAGGGCCAAAAGCAACAGGAGAAAGATATTTACCTACTGCTGCAATAAAAGCCTTGACACCGAGTGAATATGCTGCTACTACTAGAGCTAAACGTAAAAGTAAAAAACAACACGCTAAACAGCCTAAAGGTATAGCAAAAAAGACTGCAAGATTTAGGAGAGTGTGATGTTTGGTTTAGGATCTTTAATAGGACCAGTGGCTAATCTAGCTGGTACATGGTTAGATGGTCATGTGGCTGAGAAGAAAGCTAAGACAGAAGCTAAAATTGTTACTATTAAATCTGAAGCTAAGATAAAAGAAAGACAGGCTACAGGTGAGATAGATTGGGATATAGCACAGGCTAAAGCGAGTGAGGGTAGTTGGAAAGATGAATGGCTTACAATTTTGTTTTCGATACCTTTGGTACTGGCGTTTGTTCCCGGTTGTGAAGATATAGTGCAGATAGGTTTTGCACAATTGCAGTTGATGCCTGACTGGTATAAGTATGCTCTTTCAGTAATTGTAGCTGCATCGTTTGGGGTACGTAGTGCCACAAAGTTATTTAAAAAATAAAGGAGAAATAAAATGGCGTTAGGTAAAAAAGTTGCTAAAGCAGGTAGAGTAATAAGTGGTGGTTCAAGTAAATTAGAAAAAAAGAAAAGGCCGAGAAAAAAACTTACAAAGTCTGATATGTTTAAACAAAATATATTAAATAAACTTTCTAATGATGAATTAATGGAAGAGTTAATTCGTTTAAAACTTGTACCTAGTTCTTTTAAAAGAGGTGGTGTAGTTAAAAAGTAAGGATAGAATAAAATGAGTAGAAAAATACTAAAAGCGTTAGGCAAAAAAATAACTAGCGGTAGCGGTAAAATGCAAAAAAGGACTAGACCTTTAAATGAACAAGAAATAAAACTAAAACCTGTTTCAGAAAGAACTCCTAAAGAAAAAGCATTTTTAATACAGAAACAAAGAGATAGAAAAAGAAGAGCAGAAGCTAGAGAAAAAGCTAAAGGTGGCACTGTTAGCGTTAGGGCAGGTAGATTAAAAAGAGGAAATCAAATTGTGCAAGACGTTATTAGAAAAGCACAGCAAAATAAAGGAAAAAGATAATGGCAGAAGAAAACGTAATAGTAGACAAAGTTGCATATCAATCTAACAGACGTTACATGGCATGGACTGCATTAGGTACAATGCTCATAGCTACTACTGCTGTGCTAATATGGCCTACTAGATTTGCAGAGGCTGATAGTATTCTTATGATGATGTACGGATCATTGTCTGCACTTGTTGGTGCATACTTTGGTTTTGCAATGCCAAAGAAAAAATAGATGAAGTATGATTCACACAAACTTGTAGAGATGTTAATAGCTGATGAAGGTATGGAACTACAAGTCTATACTGATTCACTTGACATAGATACAATCGGAGTGGGCAGAAACTTAGAAGACAGAGGCTTAACAGATGAAGATCTTCTAAGAAATGATATAGCTATAGTTGAAAAAGAATTATGTAGAGCACACCCATGTGTAGAAGAACTAGATGAAGCTAGACAGATGGTGTGTATAAATATGGCATTTAACTTAGGTATGCCACGTTTAAATAGATTTAAAAAGATGTGGGCAGCAATATATGAAGGTGACTATGGCACTGCTGCTCTAGAGATGTTAGACTCTAAGTGGGCAGATCAGGTAAAAGGTAGAGCATTAAGATTAAGTAACATTATGAAGACAGGGGTATTAAATGGCTAGACAATACACAGAGAACCAGTTAAAGTTTTTAGAGGTGCTATTTGACGAAGCAAATGGTGATGTAGCAACTGCAAAGAAACTAGCTGGATATGCAGAGGGATCTTCTACAACTAATATAGTTAAAAGTTTAAAAGAAGAGATACTGGAAGCTACACAACAATACATGGCACGTAATGCACCTAGAGCTGCTGTAGCTATGGCAGGTGCACTACTAGATCCAACAGAGCTAGGCATACGAGATAAGATGTCAGCAGCTAAAGAATTACTAGATCGTACAGGTTTAGTAAAGACAGAGAAGATGCAAGTAGAAGCAACAGGTGGTGTAATGCTAATGCCACCCAAAGCAAAAGCAGAAGAGGACGATTAAATGGGATCATTTGTAACTAGAAAAACGCTTGAAAAATTAAGACCAATATTTGGAGGTGCTAAAAGAAAATTAAAAAAAGCAGTTCGTAATAAACCGTTAAATACTGCACAGCAAAGAAATGTAAACAACGCTATGGATACATTTGACGATTTTATGGCAGATCAAAATTTAAATATTGAAGGTGCTTCAACGCCAAGTGCTCTTATAGGCAATAAAAGAATGAACAGAGCAATACAAAGAATTGCTGAAGGTAAAACACAAACACAAACAGATGCTGTTAATGCACTATTACAAAGTGCTGGTCTTGGATTTGCCATAGGTGTAGACGCAACATCTAGAAAAAAGACTACTACAAAATCTACAACTAAAAAGAAACCACCACTACCTAGATCAAAGCCTAAAACAAAAACACCACTACCTAGATCAAAGCCTAAAACAAAAACACCACCATTACCTAAAAAGAAACCAGCACTACGCACTAGAGTAGGCATGGCTAAGAAGTAATGGACAGAAGTTTAGGCAAATGGAAATTACCGCAACCAACAGATATAAAGGAAGAAAATGAGTGGCTACCTGTACCACGTATTGCTAGAACAATACCCTTCGGATACGAAGTCGATCCAGAAGATGAAGACTTGCTCTTGCCAATCAAAGAAGAGTTGGATCATCTGGAGAAAGCTAAAATGTATCTTAGACAGTACTCGTTGCGTGAAGTTGCAGCATGGTTAAGTAAGAATACAGGAAGGTATATATCGCATCTTGGATTACAGAAAAGAATAAAGCATGAGCGACAGCGTAAGGACAAAGCTAGAAGCCTCCGCAAGTGGGCAGAGTATGCGGAAAAGGCGATCAAAAAGGCAGAAGAAATTGAAACCAGCAGAGTCGGTGCAAAAAGAATTGGCCCCTCAGAAGCTGGAGTATGACACTACAGAATTAGAGCGAGAACTTAATGTAGTATTTAAACCAAACGAAGGACCACAGACAGAGTTCTTAGCTGCACCAGAACGAGAGGTATTGTACGGTGGCAGTGCTGGAGGTGGTAAGAGCTACGCAATGTTAGCTGATCCTACTAGATACTTTGACCATCCATCTTTTAGTGGATTGTTGTTGCGACATACAACAGAGGAGTTAAGAGAACTTATATCTAAATCGCAGGAGTTATACCCAAAAGTATGTCCGGGTATAAAATGGTCAGAAAGAAAAATGCAGTGGACCGCACCATCTGGAGCAAAACTTTGGATGTCATATCTGGATAGAGATGATGACGTAATGCGCTATCAGGGTCTAGCATTTAGCTGGATAGGTTTTGATGAGCTAACGCAATGGTCTACACCTTTCGCATGGAACTATATGCGATCTCGTCTACGTTCCACTGCACCAGAACTAGGTGTATACATGAGGGCTACAACAAACCCCGGAGGACCGGGACATCAGTGGGTCAAGAAAATGTTTATTGATCCTGCTCCATACAACAAGAGTTTTTCAGCTACGGATATAGAAACAGGTGAAACACTAAAATATCCAGCAGGACACGCAAAAGCAGGTAAGGCATTATTTAGAAGAAAGTTTATACCAGCTAGGTTAGCAGATAACCCATACCTAGCTGACACAGGTGACTACGAGGCAATGCTATTATCGTTGCCTGAACATCAAAGAAAACAATTGCTAGAGGGCGATTGGGATATAAAAGAAGGTGCAGCGTTTACTGAGTTTAACAGACACATACATGTAGTTGAGCCTTTTGATATACCGCATAACTGGGTTAAGTTTAGGGCATGTGACTATGGCTATGGTTCTTATAGTGGTGTACTTTGGTTTGCTGTTGCACCGAATGAGCAGATAATAATATACAGAGAGTTGTACGTATCAAAAGTTCTAGCTGTTGATTTAGCAGAGATGGTATTAGAGCTAGAAGAAGGTGACGGTAATATAAAGTATGGTGTACTCGATAGTTCTTTGTGGCATAAACGTGGTGACACAGGGCCATCACTTGCAGAGCAGATGATACAAAGAGGATGCAGGTGGAGGCCATCAGATAGAAGTAAGGGCAGTAGAGTTGCTGGTAAGAACGAGATACACAGAAGATTGCAGGTAGATGAGTTTACAGAAGAACCTAGATTAGTATTCTTTTCAGGATGTACAAATCTAATATCACAATTACCTGCACTGCCAATAGATAAACGTAATCCTGAAGATATAGATACACATGCAGAAGATCACTTGTACGATGCATTACGGTATGGTATAATGTCAAGACCAAGGTTTAATATATTTGATTATGACCCAAGTAGAAAACCACCTAGCCAGATGCAAGTAGCAGATGCAGTCTTTGGATATTAAGGAAAAATATAATGACAGATGATTTTATTATGGAAGAAGATGCTATTCATCTTGAAGATGCAGAAGAGTCTATGGATGAAGGTATATCTAATCTAATACCATATATTAATGAAAGATATAAAAGAGCAGAAGATTATAGGTATCAGGATGAAGAGCGTTGGATAAAATCTTATCGTAACTACAGAGGGCTGTACGGTTCTGATGTACAGTTTACAGAGTCAGAGAGATCTAGAGTATTTATAAAAATAACTAAAACAAAAACATTAGCAGCATACGGACAGATAGTCGATGTGTTGTTTGCTAATCATAAGTTTCCACTAAGTATTGATCCTACACAATTACCTGATGGTGTAGCAGGTGATGTACACTTTGACCCTAAAGAAACAGAAGAAGTAACTGACATATTAAATAGTCCATATGGATTTAAAGGTGATGGCAATGATTTAGAACCGGGTGCTACTAGAACATCACTATCAGAAAAATTAGGTGAGTACCAAAGTAAGTTAGGAGATATAGAAGGTGTTAGAGAAGGTGTGGGTCAAACAGGCTCTGCAATTACAGTTAGTCCTGCATTGGTTGCAGCAAAACGAATGCAGAAAAAGATACACGATCAGTTAGAAGAATCAGGTGCAAGTAAACATCTAAGAAGCACAGCATTTGAAATGGCCCTTTTTGGTACAGGCGTGATGAAAGGGCCATTTGCTGTTGACAAAGAGTATCCTAACTGGAATGATAGTGGTGAATATGATCCTATGTTTAAAACAGTGCCACAGGTATCACATGTATCTGTGTGGAACTTTTATCCAGATCCAGATGCTAACAACATGGATGAAGCACAGTATGTAATAGAGAGACATAAGATGTCACGATCACAGCTACGTGCTCTTAAAAAACGTCCGTACTTTAGAGACAGCGTGATTGAAGAAGTGATAGCAGAAGGTGAAAACTACACTAAACTGTATTGGGAAGACGATCTATCAGATTATGCACCAGAGCATGACATAGATCGTTTTGAGGTTATGGAGTATTGGGGTACTGTAGATACAGATCTACTGGAAGAACAAGAGATTGATATACCTAAAGATCTAAAAGATCTAGATGAGTTACAGGCAAATATATGGGTATGTAACGGTAGACTAATACGTGTAGTGCTTAATCCATTTAAACCAGCACGTATACCATACGTTGCAGCACCATATGAACTTAATCCATACAGCTTCTTTGGTGTAGGTATTGCAGAAAACATGGACGATACACAGACATTAATGAATGGTTTCATGCGTATGGCAGTTGATAACGCTGTGCTATCAGGTAACTTACTTATAGAGGTAGATGAAACAAACTTAGTACCCGGACAGGATCTTACAGTTTATCCGGGTAAAGTATTTAGGAGACAGGGTGGTGCACCGGGACAAGCATTGTTTGGTACAAAGTATCCAAATGTCTCTAGTGAGAATATGATGATGTTTGATAAAGCTAGACAGCTTTCAGATGAGAGCACAGGCTTTCCATCTTTTGCACATGGGCAGACAGGTATAGCAGGTGTAGGTAGAACTGCATCAGGTATATCTATGTTGATGGGTGCAGCAGCAGGTGGTATTAAAACAGTAATTAAAAACGTAGATGATTATCTACTTAAACCATTGGGTGAAGGACTATTTCAGTTTAATATGCAGTTTGACTTTGATCCATCAATCAAAGGAGATCTTGAAGTAGTTGCACGTGGCACAGAAAGTTTGATGGCTAATGAAGTACGTAGCCAAAGATTGATGCAATTTTTAGGTGTAACATCTAATCCAGCACTTGCACCATTTGCTAAGTTTAATTATATCATTCGTGAGATAGCAAAGTCTCTTGATCTTGATCCAGACAAAGTTACAAACAATATGGATGAGGCAGCAATACAGGCTGAGATAATGAAAAACTTTGCACCAGAACAACCACCACAGGCAGCAGGTGCACCAACACCTCCCGGAACTAATCCAATGGATACAGCAGGAACAGGAGGAGGAACAATTGGAACAGGACAAGCACCGACACCCGGTGAGCAAGGGTTCACTGGATCACAACAAGGAGCTACTCCAGAAGCTCAAGCCACTGGTCAGCAACAACCGCCAATGGCAACACTTCAGTAACTATTTAGATATGTTACTAGAACGAGAGATGAAAGTTCTAGAACAGTCAAACGACATGATAGCAATACACAGAGCGCAAGGTGCTCTTACAGCTTACAGTAGAATTAAAAGATTAAGGGATCATGTAAATGCAACAGACACGTAAAGTACCTAAAGTTGCTAAGTTTAAAAGTAAGTCAGAGTTACGAGGTGGATTAAATGTAGAAGGAAACGTGTCACCTAGAGCAATACTAACAAAAGACGGTGTAAAAAAAGTAGATGTAAAAACAGCTAGTGCTCTTTTAGAACTAGGCTCTATTATTGATTTAGGAAAAGGTGTTTTTTTAGATGCAGATATAGCAGCTAGTGCTTTTGGTGGTGAAGTAGGCGATGAGTTTAGGTATAGTGATATTGGTTTAGATGAAGTAGGTATTGGTATAGGTAAAAAGATTGGTGATTCAGGACAGATTGGATTAAAAGGCACATATAGACCCGGAAGAGGTGGTCAAGACGATGACTACACAGCAGGTCTTACTTTCAGTTCTAAGTTTAATAAAGGTGGAGCAGTTGATATGCAACAAATGGAAATGTTTAATGTAGGTGGATTAAAAGATGAAGGTGGTACAAAAGACCCTGTATCAGGTAATGATGTGCCTTCTGGTTCTCTCAAAGAAGAAGTTAGAGATGACATAGATGCTAAGTTAAGTCCGGGAGAGTTTGTATTTCCTGCTGACGTTACACGTTTCTTAGGTTTACGTTTTTTAATGGAACTACGTGATAAGGCAAAAGCTGGACTACAACGTATGGAAGATATGGGTCAGATGGGTAACTCTGAAGAGGCCGTACTAGATGAAGATGTACCGTTTGAACAGTCTGATTTAATTATTGTTGCAGGTTCTCCTATGGAAGAACAGATGAATAAAATGAATATAGGTGGTATGCCTATACGTGCAAGTAATGGTGTATTTGCTACATCTCAACAACAACAATCTAATCAAGCGGGTGGAGTGCCGGGAAGAGGTGATCAACTATTAGGATCAAACTTACGACAATACTTTAATCCTGCTACACAGGAGGTACGTAGTGTTCTAGTATCTAGAGATAATTTAACAGGTGAATTAAAACCAGTGACACCATTAGAACAGGGTTTTATATTAGACACACCTGAAAATAGAACAAAGGCTATGGAAACACAACCACAACAGACATCAGCTAGAGTAGAAACAACTAGGCCCAAAAAAGAAAGATCTAGTATGCCGGGTGGACCTGCTATAGGTGACATAGGTGTTAGTGAAATGACCATGAGTGAAAGAGCAGATGTAGATATACCTGAATCAATGAGAGGTATGGTAAAAGGTGCTGTCAGTATGGGTGTTGCTGGTTTAGGAGGTGTTTTAGGTAATGTAGGTCAGGAAGTAGCTAAAAAAACAGGCATGATTGATACTTCACTAAGAGATTTAGTAGCTAAAGGTATAGATAGAGATTTTAAAGCTATAGATGAGGCAAAAGCAGCAATGAAAGCTATGACTCCTGCACAAAGAGCAGCACAAAGAGAGAGAGATCTAGAAAGAGCAGCAGATAGAGCTACAAGAGATTATATGGATTCTGTTGGTGCAAGTGATGAAATGAGAGGTGATACTATTGGTGTTATGGGAACTATTGGTGGCATATCTAATCCTTTATCTGTAGATTTATCAACAAATACCGTTGTAGATCCACTAACAGGTGATGTTATTGGTGGTAAAGATGCAAAAGATGCAATAGATAAAGCTAGACAAAGAGAAGCAAAAGCATTTGACAAAGCATTTAGTGTAGGGCCAACTTCAGAACCAGATCCTACAGGTGGTTACGGTAAGGATGTGGGTATTGGTGGTGGCGTAGATGCTCCCGGTTCAGGTGTAGGTGGAGCAGGTAGTAGTGCAGAAGCACAAGCTGCTATGGGTATGGCAGATACAGAAGCAGAAGCAGCAGAAGCTGAAGCAGCGGCAGAAGCTGAAGCAGCAGGTGCTTTTAAAGGAGGACTAATACCTAAAAGAAAACGAAACAAAAAGAAGAAGCGTAGTGGTCTAGCTTCAAGATAATAGACCACATGTGTTGGCTACCTATGCCCCTAATAAGGCTACCATAGCCCCAACGAAAGGAAATATAAAATGTCAGACGTAACACAAGTAGAAGTAGAACCTAATAAAACAGCGTTTATATCTAGGCCATACTCAAGAGAAGAAAAGTTAAAACAGGAAGAGGAAGAACTGCAAGAGTTAATCGAAGAACAAAAGCAAGATGCCTCATCAGAAGAAGTAGAAGAAGAACCTACGAATGCAGAAGAAAGAACTTTTAAGAAAAGATATTCTGATCTACGTAGGCATCAGCAAAAGCAAACAGACGAATTAAAAGCAGAGATTAACAATCTAAAAGCACAACTAGAGCAGTCAACTAAGAAGCAGATAAAACTTCCTAAGTCTGACGAGGATATAGAAACATGGGCTAAAGAGTATCCTGATGTTGCAGGTATAGTAGAAACAATTGCTATTAAGAAAGCTGCTGAACAACAGGCTAGTCTAGAAGAGAAAGTAAAAGCTCTAAATGATATGCAAGAGAGTGTAAGTAAGCAACGTGCAGAAACAGAGTTGCTACAATTACACCCTGACTTTGACGATATAAGAAATGATGATGACTTTCACACATGGGCAGAGGAACAACCACAATGGGTACAGAATGCTCTGTATGAAAATGACAATGATGCACGTTCTGCTGCTAGAGCTATTGACTTATACAAAGCAGACAGAAACATAACTGCAAAGAAAACATCATCTAAGGATGCAGCAAAGTCTGTATCTACTAAAGGTAAAAGAAGTAAACCTGCCAGTGACGATAGTGGCAACTCATATAAAGAATCTGATGTACAACGTATGTCTGCAAAAGAATATGAGAAGCATTCAGATGATATAATGGAAGCTATACGTAACGGTAAGTTTATTTATGACGTATCTGGTTCAGCACGAATTGTGTATATAACTATACATAATTAGTAGTAACGTGGCCCTTTTCAAAAGACTACCCACAAATGCTACACCAAACTTCTAAGATACCCGAATAAGAAGAGCCTATATGTAGTTGGCCTTACATATACTACCTCTTTAGTAATCGGCCCTTAAAGTAGATAACATAGCGTATATGTTTTGATACGCATTGGGATGTCGTATAAGGAGAAAATAAAATGGCATTTTCAACCGCTACAGGCTACGGCAACCTGCCTAATGGTAATTTTTCACCAATTATCTACTCTAAGCAGGTACAAGTAGCTTTTCGTAAGGCTTCAATTGTTGAAGCTATTACTAATAGCGATTACTTTGGTGAAATCGCCAACATGGGCGATAGCGTTAAAGTGATCAAAGAACCAGAGATCACGGTCAAAGAGTATGCACGTGGTACTACAATTACTCCACAAGATCTGGATGACGAAGAGTTCTCACTGACCATTGACAAAGCAAACTACTTTGCATTTAAAGTCGATGACATTGAAGAAGCTCATTCGCACATTAACTTCCAGCAACTTGCAAGTGATCGTGCAGCTTACAGACTATCTGATCAGTATGACCAAGACGTACTTGGTTATCTATCTGGTTTCAAACAGTCAGCACTACACGGTGCTCCTGATGCTGTAAACACTACAGTTAACGGTGCAAAAGCAGTATCAACTGCTGGTTCTGATGAACTACTGTCTTCCATGAAAATAGTGGCAGACTCTTTTGGTGGTTCTTCCAGTAACGCAATTGGTATTCAAGCACGTGCAGGTGGTGCAACTTCTGCTACTCCCGGTTCTGGTAATGCAAACCCACTACAAATAGTGGCACGTATGGCTAGACTGTTGGATCAGCAAAATGTTGACACTAACAACCGTTGGCTTGTTGTTGACCCAGTTTTTATTGAAGTACTAAAAGATGAGGACTCTCGTCTTCTTAATGGTGACTTCGGTGGAAGTGGACTACAAAATGGTTTGATCTTGAATAATCTTCATGGCTTCAAGGTGTACATGTCCAACAACCTACCTTCCGTAGGAACAGGACCATCAACCACTGGTGGCACAAACGCCAGTAACTTTGGTGTGATTGTGGCTGGTCATTCATCTGCTGTGGCAACTGCTGAACAGATTAACAAGACCGAAACCTATCGTGATCCTGATAGCTTCGCTGACATTGTCAGAGGAATGCATTTGTATGGGCGTAAGATACTTC